GTGCATAGTGGGGGGGGGGCTACGTGGGCGGGGAAACCGCGCCACTGAGTATGAACTCAAATGTAGTTTTGTTTATGGTAGGCGCCTTTTCGCCTTGGCAACTGAATGCCGTCCTTCGAGGGACAAAATAAGAGAGAGATAGATGTCATGAGCAGACGTGAAAGAGAAGATTGCAAAAAGCGAGCTAAAGTCGTATACATGGGAGGTATGTGCATAGTGGGGGGGCAAGGGGGGGGAAGGGGAGCGTCGCGATCGGTTAGATCGGGTTGAGACCTCGGCGCCGAAGAGCAGCATCAAGTGCTACTGCCAGGGCGTCATCTCCGTCGGTAGACAACCGGCTGGAGAGAAGCTGTTGGGAGGGAGTGCCGGATGTCGAAGGAGGGCCGCAAGAAATCCAGCGGTCCTCCTCAAACTCGGCAATGCGTTCACCAACAACACGGGCGATGCTTGGGTTGAGGGGGGGGGGGGCCGAACTGCTCGAACATGCGGCGCCAGGCTCCTGTCCTCCGGGGAGGCTCATGGCAGGAGATTGGTGTTGGCCGGTGTTGGCAGAACGAGCCTGGGCCGCTGCCACAGCCATCAGTTGAACTGACGGCGGGCAGAGGTTGAGAGGAGGGGGTTGGTCCGGCTTGATCCGAAGGTAGTTGACCATCGCTCGAAGCGAGGGGTCAGCCTTCAGACGTTTCTCCAGGACCATACGCTCAGACATGATGTCATTGTCGAGCGGTGAGAAGATGACGGCAATGGTCACAGCAGTTCCCGTGGTGCCACCGTCGCACACAAAATCGATGTAGTTTTGCTCCGGATTCTCGGCAATAGTCGAGAAGCAGAAGGTAGACGTCATGATGTTGTTGGCGGTGGTGCCGGGGAGGGTGGCGAAGTTGATGCCAATTGCAGTGATGTTGCTCGCCAAGGAGAGAGAGGATGCGATCGCCTGAGGAAGGATAGTCAGGTTCTCAACATCTGTTCCGGTGCTGTAGCCCTGCACAACGGCGGTTGGGCCCATACCATCTCCAGTAACGATGATGGAGCAAGAATAGCTTCCATTATAGTTGGTGGGGAGGTTGAAGCGGCAAGCGCCAGTCGGCAGGCCAAGAGGCCGTGAAACGACCACAGGGTACGAATTCTGTGGGTTGGGACGGAGGAACCCTTCCACTCCCAACAGAGACGACAGCGATGGTGCACTCTCGCAAGTGAACAAAGCCGTGGTGCCTGCGTGGAGGTCGGGGAGCGCCGCTTTGAGGAACGTGATGTCGTAAGAGCACCACAATTCCCCAATTTGTGTTCCCTCTTCGGCGACCAAACCGTTGAGAGAAACCTGGAAAACTCCGACGTCGTCTAGACGCTCGTCGGAGCCCGATGAGACCGAATTGGAGGTCCTCACATACCGCACCGTCGTGGGAGCGTCGCCCTTGGCGCACTCGACGGGATGGTAGAAAGAGACCGCCGGATTGGCCGACGTCGTGAACTCGTTGTTGTTCACCTCAAGCAGGGTCGAGAGAGGTGGTTGTTCCGCGTCGTAGACAGTGGAGAGGCTTACGGAACCAAGGGCCGACGTCGCGGAGTAGTTCGAACTGGTCGAAACGTACTCCAGGACCATGCCATGGAGCTCGTACATCTGGAAACATCCAGCGACAGAGCATCCCCATGGGAAAAGGGCATTAGTACCTCGCAAGCCTGGCTGAATGCGGTAGGCGGTTGTCGAGAAGGATGGGAGTCCCGTGGCATAGATGGCACCGACGTACTCGCGGTGCTGGATGCGTGGAGGACCACCGGCGAACTGGACCGACATGGCGCCCATCACGAAAGGATTTTGTGAGGGCGAGGAAGCGGAAGTGTTCTCTGAGCGGGTGTCTGCGGCGCGGCGAACCATCTTGGACAGCGAGTTCGACTTGGGACCGTTGGTACGGTAGTCACCAAAGCCGAAGAGGCTCGATAGTTTGCTCTGCGCCCAGTTTCCGGCCTTCTGACCGAGACCCCCAAGCAGATCGCCGAAATAGTCGCCACGCCCACGAAGCCTGGTTTGGCTCGTTGGGCGGTAGTCACCACTCCCTTTGACGACCTGCATCGAACGGGGCTTAGACTTGACGACCATCAAGGTCTTCTTCTTGGAGGATTTGGGCTTCTCCGCAACCTTGATGACGACCTTCTTGCGGCTCGACATAGGGTGGAGAAATGTGCTTGTTATCAATAAGCAATGAGTGGGGTTGGATATTCGTACGTGGTACGCTGTCGTTGGGTGATTAGTCGGTAGACAGATGGCTTGGATGGAGATCCTTCGTGTCCTGGCAAAGCGAGGGTGGTGAAGGGGTAGACTCTGAGAAATCAGAATCTAGTGTCCCAGCGTCACCGAGGTGATGGACACCTTGCGGTGCGCTGGGCCACTCCATTGTTTTGTATACGGGTGGCGATCCGTAGGGAGGAACTTCACACTCAGAATGCTCAAAATGGGCTGAGCCGGCGGCATTGTGACCGCTCGTATGTCTTTAAAAGTGTTGTTAGCACTGTGTGAAGTTTGATGTTTTTCCTAGGCCTTTAAACATGGTGTATAGCTAGGAAAGTTGGGTGCACCGCCACAGAGCGGAGCTCAAGGTTGGCTTTCACGACGCCAGAGCGTCATGAAAAGTAGGAAGGGGGATTGGGGGGACGAGACTTAAGCAAGCTCGTTGGTGAAACCATCACTCTCGGTTCCATGGTCTCCGTCGGGTTCCACATGTTCCACCACACAGTCGTGTTTGCCGCAATGAATGCAGCGAAGGGCTGGGGTGGTGGGAAGACCGGGGAGGTGGAAGGCTGAGTCGACAAGGTCGTCAAACTCGGGCCAGAGAGGAGGCGTGTCGAGGGCGACTCCATCCAGGGGAATCTCCTCGGGGTCCGCCAGGACGCCATCAATAATCATGGCGCGGCGGAGGGGGGCATAGTCGACAATGGCAGGGAGGGAATTCACGCTGGCAAGCAGCGTGGCATACTCCTGCTCATGTTTCGCAGTCAGGCCATAAACCTCTTCTACCATGGTGTACGCCTCGGGGGAGAGCGTGTAAACCTGGCGGGTGTGTGTTCTGAATCGCTCCTCTTTGGCGAAAGCTGCGGTCGACTTGGCTTGCAAACCCTGGGTGAGGTCCAGGGTGCGCTGCCAAAGGTGGTTAATGAAGGGAATGAAACGGACATCAGCAATGCGGCCGAGTGCGTCAGAGCGGACAAGTCCACGGGGGTCAACATTGGGTGTGATCCCTGTGTACCATCCGCTCTTGGCAACGCAACGGCCAATTGGAGGCCCCAGAACGGTGACTGTCTCACCGTCTTCATTCTCGCAAGGCCAAAACCTCGCGGAACAGAAGGTAGCCTGCATGGCAGCCTTCTCACCGGAGTGGAGTTTTGGTTCGAGCTCAAGTCCCAGCTTGAGCAGAAGTGCTTTGAGAGGCACCTCTGCCAAGATCGATGCATCACCAATGCAAAGGTTGTCATCCCCCAGGAGAAGGAGGGTGATCTGGTACTTGCTGCACAAGTCAGGATAGGAAAGCCACTCACCGTGTTTCTCGAAGTGGTGGAAGCAGAGACAGAACAGAATGGCTAACCCCTGGATGAGGGTGTTGCCACAGGATGTATTGTGGTCGCCACTGTGGCGACCACCATCGACTGTGTATCTGTTGCCCCACTTATCACGTCCACGCGTCTTGATTCCAGCCAGAACGGCATGGAGTGTCAGAGGGGTGGCTCCGAAATAGCGGTAAATGGCAGCCTCGATCTCGAGCAGGCGGCGATGAATGGTCGAATCGAATCGAGCAAAATCACCCTCAAGAATTGCGAGGTTTCCGGAATTTTTCTCAACAGCCTGCCTGAAAGCAGCTCCAATTTGTTCCGCACTGGCTCCAGAAGTGTAGATGGGGCCGGTTGGATTGGCAACGTTCCAGGTTTTGGCGAGGGCGGTTGAGAAGGCGGTGAAGAACGGTCCAGTGCACACGTTGTGAATGGGTGTCCCGCTTTGGATCGCCCGGGGAGCAAAGCCAGACACGCCACTGGCATGCGACTTGCTCAACCCTTCGGTCTTGACGAAACACCCACGTGAGTTGACGAGGCGTTCATTGAAATTGCCAATGTTGAGATCCTTCATCGCTGCAACATGAGTGAGTTGCTGCGCTGGAGGGTACTTGGAATTCCACACGTCAAACGTGGTGGGTTCCACAGCCTCGAGACCAAGGCTGCCAAGAGTGGCTGGGTTCATGACCCACTTCTCGAACAAGTCGAGGAACTTCGCATCTGTTAGACCACGGTCGGAAGGACTGGGTTTGAGGATGCGGGAATGTACTGCGACCACTGCTGAGGCAGCCGAATTGGCTGGAACAATGGGGATGGCCATCGATGAGGTGATGCCAAGGGGCCGAAGGGGCCCCTGGTTATCGATCTCACGGGTGGTAGTCACGTCACGGATGTCGAAGGAGGCTCCTTTGGCCAATCCGTGTGCAGATACTGCCGCCAGGGTCACTTCGGACGGCTCCGTGGCAGGAAGGTTGATGCCATCAGGCAGATGAAGAACCCGAGTGATCTCAGGGCTGCTCGATCTGTCTGTGTGGTAGCCACTGAAGGCCAACACGGAGGCAGTTGGTGGTGGGCCTCTCCCAACACCAGAAGGTCCGGACAGCTTGTGTGCCACGTAAGCACCGGCACCGAGAACGGTGGCGGCGCCGACAATGACAGCAGCGGCTGCTCCGGCCACCACACCAACACCTGAGGCGACGACAGCAGTGCTTGCCAGGCCAGCAATTACACGCGCAACAACGGACTTCCAGGTCCGAATGGCGTTGAAATTGAAGGCGAGGGCACGGGTGTGTGTCTCGATGAGGGGCATGGCGGGAGCGAATACGGTATGCATGGTACCCGTTTCGAATGGGATGTTCCTCGTGAAGCCAAGAGTTGCGCACGCAAACAGGGCGGAATCCAAGTTCCCTTGCGGGACCCCGAGATTCTTGGCCTTGTGACGGAGATACGTCAAAAGCGTGCCGAACTTGGTGGCGGTACGAGGTTGGCCGACGCTCCAAGCAGCGGCGGCATTAATGAGACCCTTAGGACACAGGACAGTGGTGGTCGAGGCGTGTTGGTACACAACCATCGAGTCACCCCACGAGTAGCAAGAAGTCTTTGGGAGAGAGAGGAAATCGCCTTCCACACACAGGTCCGGCTCATCGAAGATGCCGCCAACATTGACTGGACCGTAGTAGCCGTTGCCCCGAACGAGGGGATGCAACGTGGAGAGGATGCACTTCTCCAATTCTACCTTGACGGTGGTGGTAGCGAACATGGTGATGGTATGGAGTGTTGACCCGCCCTGCTGTGTCCAGACGAGTGTCTTCTCAACGCCATTGCAAACATAGCGCATACCATTGTTCCGCATCCACGACAAGTTGTTGTGTGTGTAAGCGTGTGAGTTGCCTCGTACAGACATCTGCACTTGGTCAGGGCCCACCATCTGGTACGTGGCCTCATCACCAGCGAAGCTGCCATAAGCAGACTTGAACTCATGATGCACGAATACCAGGATTCCAGTGACTGATGATTCCACAAGCTGGGCGATCACCATAGGGCCAACGCTGTAGACGTCGACCATTAGGTGTGCTGCCGGCTTGTAGCATCTGCACTCTTCTGCTCGGTGTGAGCAGGCTCGCGGGCCTTGATGCAAGGCCTTGCGGACGACATCGGCCGAAGAAAGGACAGGACAACAGGAATGGATGTTGTGCCTGTGGTTTTTGCGGTGTCGATTTTGGTTGCCGCCCACGTCGATAATCTTGAGAGCCGCAGAATTTCGGAACTCAGTTGCATCACACACGAGCTTCTTCTCGGTGATAACGCGATTAAGGATTTTGACAGCTAGCGACTCGACGTAAGCTCGGTCGAGATTCAGGCAGCTGTGTTGGTGAGCGACAGGATTCTTCGCCATAGTAAGTTGGATGTGGGGGTTGATCTCTCCAAAAGTTTTGAGCGAAGTTGACGTCATGTAAAACGGACACGTCATGCGAAGACGTGGTTGTACAAGTTGGTCTTGAACCCAGTGTGACTCGTTGACCTCCTGAACGACAATGCTGTCCATCAATGCTGCCATGGCAACGTCCTTGGCCGTCGGTACGGCGGGGAACGTGGATGCAGCGGATGGGGCAGGGTTGTTGTGTTGAGGGGGGGGAAGAGCCCCCAGATTGGAGTGCGAGAAACGGCATTGGTCGCCGAACTTGCACCCTCCCGTGGTGCCGAAGGACCGGCACGGGAGTTTCTCCTTCTGGGTTGCACTGGTTGCGCCGGGAGGCGTCTTAGGCAAACCAACGGGGTCGACAGGGGAGAGCTCGTGCTTGAACTTGCACTTCACTCCCCACTTGCACTTGCCAGATTGAAAGGCAATGCATGTGGCCTGAGGACCCGCAGGTGAGGAGCTGCCGGCTGACGCCGCAGTTTTCTCCTTAGCTGCTTGTTGGTTGGCAGGGGCGGCGGAAACTCCGCTGACGCCTGACCCGTCGACTGACGGGATTTTGGTGGATTTGGACGCTTCCAATGCGTTAGCTAGTTCTTTGGCTAGCTTTTTCGCGGCTCGTTTCAGAGCTGCGCGGGACACGGGAGCAACCGGTGTGCCGGCCCCTTTGTCTGGAGGGGATACCGTATTGCCAAGGGGCTTGGAGCTGCCGGCTAACGCCGCAGTTTTCTCACAAGCCTGAGGGCTCAAGGATTTGGTGGCTACCTTTGCCTGCGCCGGAACGGCGTCTTTCTTCGCTGCCACATGGGTGGCGGCATGGGGCATCCCAATGGGGGAGGCACCATCATCTTTCGCAGAAAAGGATACTGCTGACTGTGACCCAGTCAGGTGGGCCGGGCAGGGTGTCGATGCCTGCATGCCGGAGAGAGCTGGGGGAGGACCAGCAAGGGGGACTGTGACGTCCAAGGGAGTTTGCGTCGCTGACGCTGGACCTGGGAAGGCCCGGGGGGGGGATGACGCACGTGCTGTGTGTCGGATTGGCCCTTTTGTGGGCTTGTTCATCGCGGGTACGCCATACTCTTTTCCCTCCTTCTCCTCACCAGTTGTGGCTAGGACGATGTAGGGGTTATGAGATGGCAATGCCGCGAGGCAGCTAGGAACACTCATGGTCGAGTGGGAC